AGTTTCGCCAGCCGACCGCGTCACCCATTGTCTTGAGACTGTTAAGTCTTGGGATGAGAAGTTGGCTGTGTGCCGGTTTCATAACGGAGGCGTTCTAGCCCAGAGTCGTGATATTGTCCGAGAAATCCTCGGAGATGTCCCAGATATGGGGAAGGTGCTGCTCAGTGCTAGGCATGGACCGGGTTCGGCTCAGGGCGTCCCAGAGGGACAGACAAGTTCGTACTTCAAGTACAGCTCGCTTCCTTACCGGTGCTACTCCGAATCCGTGCCGCTTCTAAAACGTCTGATCTGCGAAGATCAGAGGTGGCTGTCGGTTCTCCTTAAGAGAACTAGTGGCCGCTTCGTTTGCGTCGATTCCTTCCTTGACTCTGTCATCGAGGGCGTTGATACGAACCGTATTAGTACGGTCCCCAAGGACGGTCGCAAGGACCGCCCTATCGCAGTTGAGCCCGCTGGAGCAGTGATGCTCCAATTAGGCGTCGATGGAGTAATCCGTCGGCGTCTGAGGGCTTTTGGTTGCGATTTAAACTCGCAGCTGAAGAACCAGAGGCTCGCCAAGAGGGCGTCGCTTGATGGATCAGTGGTAACACTCGATCTCTCGAATGCGTCCGATAGCGTGTCTTGCAGGCTTCTTAAGGAGTTGCTCCCGGAAGCTTGGTATCAACTGGTCATGTCTCTCCGCGCTAAACGCGGAGTTTTCCCAGACGGGAGCGAGATTGTCTATGACAAGTTCGCCTCTATGGGAAACGGCATGACGTTTGTCATACAGACTGTTGTGTTCTTGTCGTTAGTTCGAGCAGTCGAAAGACTGAACGACCTACATGAGAGCAGAGCAGACCACGCGGTCTACGGGGACGATATTGTCTGCCTTACGAGACACTACCAGGAGGTTTGCTTATACCTTCGCGACTGGGGCTTTGTTGTAAACTCTGAAAAGAGTTTCTTCACAGGCTTCGTAGCGGAGAGTTGCGGTTCCGACTGGCTGGCCGGGAATAATATCCGGCCCGTCTTTAGTAATAAGACAGAGTCCCTGCTGGACCTAATCGCGATGCGAAACCGCCTTAATCGGTGGTTCTGCATACATCTCGGCGAATTCATCCCACCGGCTCTCGATGACTACCTCCTCTCCTTCTGGGGGGGAGCGGTCATCTACGGGCCAGTGACAAATGATGAGTTCTCGGGGTTTATTCACAAAAAGGATTATCCTTATCCGATTCCCATTAAGTGCCGGAGTTTATCTCCGGTGCCCTTGGTGTTGGATGGGGTTGACCTAGACTACCAGAAGTTGATGCACGACCTTAAGGGTTGCACATCGGATTCTGGCGGTCGTTTTGTGATTACGCGACGTCAAGACAGACCTAGGATCAAAGTTAGTAAACCGTCAGTTCACTGGTCCTCCGCTTATGCGGAAGACGAGTTAAGTCCGGG